ATTTCTTCCGGGGGGACGTTATCGCCGTCAATCGTGGTGAATTGCCAGCGGCTCCAGTCGGAATCGCCGCTATCCGCGTACTGCCAGAGTTCGTAGAACCAGCTGGCTGTGCCATCCGGGGTGGAGATGAACAAGGCCCAGCCCTGTTTGTCTGCGAGGGCGGGGCGGATTACCTCGAACCAGACTTCGCCGTCCATAAATGCAGCTTCGTCCAGCACAACGCCTGCAAGACTGCGGCCTCGGAGGGCCATTGCGTTTTCTGTGCCTTTTAATTCGATGGTGGAACCGTTTACTAGCTCGATTTTTAGGTCGGTTTCGTTTTTATTTTTTACCCATGCTTTAGGGACTAATCTTTTTAACAATTTCCATACAATATCTTTGGCCATGCGATAACTAGGTGCGCAATAAAAATATGTTTCTCCGGGGCGTTCTATCGCTCCACGTAGTAATTCGACGCAGGAAAGATAACTTTTACCGAAGCGGCGGCCGGCGACAAGGACGCGGAAGCGTTTGCGGGAGTTGAAAACCTCGCCTTGGGCATGGCGGAGGCTGACGGTGTTGTCACTCATGCGCTTTTACCTGGGTTACGGTTTTTTGAGGCCCACAGAGGGCGCGTATTCGTGTACTTGAAGCACTCTGATACCTGCATGGGGTCCGTTAAGTCGAAGTTTTTGCATGGACGGATGTGATCTATGTGCCAGGCTCCCCAGTTGTCCCAGTTCATGCCGGGTTCCCATAGTTGCTCAATGTAATACATGTACTTTTCGATGGAGCAGCCCAGCAGGTCCGAGACTTTGGTGCAACGGTGCTTGGATCCTGCTAGTCGGCTGCGGATAGTGCTATTGACGCGGTTACGCAGGCGCGAACCAATGTCTTTTTCGCGGTGTTTTTGTCTGTTTAGTTTGCGGCACGTTTCGCACTTGCTGCCCAAATAGGTTTTTCCTTTCACTGTGAACCGGCACCAGCGGCGTAGGTCGATATGACTGTTGCGGCAAGGTACGCCGCTAAAGAAAAATGGCGTGTTTAGCGCTTCAGCCTCTTCAGCAGTCTTTGGGTACATGCGTCTGTTTCGTGCCCTAACTACAGCGTAGCGTATTTTTTTGGGCACGGCGTACAGAGATCCGTGAGAAACTGAACCCTACCCCCTGTTACATAGTAGAAATACTTTGAAATATAGGTTCAGGTTCCCAGGGCCCCGTAACGGCATTGCATTATTGCAACCTCACCCCCATGTGATATAACGATACTGTTATGCCGTAGTGTTACAGTGTGTAACAAGTGCGCCCGCTTGGGGCGGCCTTGGTGTTATACTTAAGAGGTAAGGCAAACAGAGCCTCATGACCCAAACCGCCATGGCCGCCGCCTCCCTGCGGGCTCACGGCATACGCTGCCGCCGCGACTGGGGCAGCAGCGGCCAGTGGTTAGCAGAGATCGGCACCACGCAGTATTGCGTGGGAGGTAACGCGATCCTCGCAGCCGCCGCAAGCGCCGACCCCATAGCCTCGCTAGAGGCAGCCTGCAGCTAAGCAGGCAGGCCCCGCGAGGGGCCTTTCTTTATGGGGTAGGTATAACGCTTTTGTTATACCGTTGTGCCCGCTAGCGGCCGAGCACGAGCAGTCGGCACTCAGCCGGGCCGCGGCCGGTAGCCTCGCAACGCTCCAGCTGGCGGGCATTGTCGAAACCCATCAGTAGGACGCCAGCCACAATCGGCAGCGTGCAGATCAGGTAGGCGAGGAAACCGCGTTCGGATTGAGTCATGGGGCCCAGTGGTTTGGCTTGCCCATAGTGTAGCACACAGCATGGGGCAGGCAAGGGCTCCAGGCTGAGTCTCACGAGTCTCGCCGCTTGTCTTCCACCGTGATATTGAGCGTGGGGGCGGCGGCTGCCTGTTGCTCTGGGGCAGCCTCGCCAATCACAGCGCCCATGTCCTTGAGCAGCATCGCCACAGTCTGCAGCTGGCCTTTCGCCAGCGCCTTTTTGACCGTGGCAAGGCGCAAGGCCTGGATATGGTTCAGCAATTCGCCTCTGGTGGCGACCTGTTCGGCTTTCAGAAGCTCCTGCGCTTTGTAGTAGTCATCATGACCGGTTCTTTCGGAGATATTGAACCGTTGCACGAGGCGATCGACAATCTGCCTACGGGTGCCACCTTCCAAGATGTAGGCGTAACAGGCGTTCACACGCTGAGCAACCTGGGCGTCCGTGCCACGTCCACCGCGCCAGCGCTTGCTTTCATCGTTGCCAACCGTGAGCGGTTCTTTCTTTACATCTTGGGCCTCAGATTCGGGCACGTTAGAGTCACAAACTCGATAGCCCCATGCTAACCTCTCGCGCTGTCACGTTTGCAGCAAAAAGCCCGGCACTCTGGCCGGGCCGTTGATCGGTGAGCGTGCCAGTCAGTAGGACGGCAGCACAAAAGCAACGGTGCAGGATCCGTGAGGGCGAAGCTCGAAGCCCTCGCCGTGATCAAAGCGCCGGCACCGCTGGCCAGTCAGACCTAGCGCAGCCTTGGCAGCCGTCACCACTTGGCGGTCGGTCGCATCCGCTGGTAGCTCCAGCTGATCACGCCGCACCCAGCTGTAATTTGCCTCGCCGCCGAACGTGTCAGTCAGCTCTACGTTCCAAAGCATCGCTCAGCCCTCCAGCAGCGCACGGGATACAGTCAGCCAGTAGTACGCGTCCGCATCGTGGCCACGTCCCACGATCTGTAGGTCGGTTTCGTACGGCCAAGACGCCAGCAGTGCCTGCGCGGCTGCCTGATGGTTGGCCTCAGAGCTGAGAGCGTGATCCCACGCCAGCGCCTTGCGCCAGGGCTGGCAGTTTGAGCGGCTGGAATCGCGGCGATGCGTGGCAACCACACGGGAGCAACGGTGGTTAGTTGGGCCAAGGTAGCGGGTGACGATCACCGGCCCCATCAGAAGGGAGTCAGTCATGAGTGAGCCTATGGGTTGGGTCTCGTGAAATACAATACAGCCGACTGGGCCAGCCGTCAAGCTGCAGCGGTGGGGTATTCGTTGAAATACTCCAGGATGTATTCGCGGAGCGAGTCGAAACCGTCGCGCCAAGGGGCGGCAGAATCGCGGGCCGCGAATACGCTCAGCCCCAGCTGCTGTAGGGTCCGCACCCGGTCGGCGATGCTCTCGTCGCTCCAATCCGCCGTCACGGCGTCACACTCCAGCTGGCTGTGGTCGTCTTCGCTGATCAGCGGATACGACTCCAGCGCTTCGACCGTCTCCAGCACGTCAGCCGGGACGCGCAGCAGATCGAGCACGACGCCGCGACCGTTCCACCCATAACCAACTTCCAGGATGCCGCCGTGGGGGTCGGGTGTGCTGGCAGGGTCAGTCAACACCCGATAGTTGGAGAGTCCCACCAGCCCGGTGGTTGCATAATCGCTGTAGCCGCAGTAAGACGGCACGAAACCGAGCGATACGCCGCGCCAGCGCTCAGCTAGGCAGGTCGCTAGGTGCTCGGTGTGGTCTTGGTGCCACTGGTGGCTGCAATCCGTCTCGGGTTCGCCGTCTCGGATCAAGACCCAATGGCCTTGGCATCCGGTAAGACGGTCGATTCGCTCCAGCAGTGCGGGCGATGCTTTGACGTTTGCCATGGTGGGATTGTCTCCCTAGGTGTTCGCTCCAGATCCTAGCCTCAGCTCCAGCCCCTCTCTGCTGTTACTGTTGCACATCTTAACGTGGCTGGCGGCTGGCGGGGTTGCTGTTACTGTTAGAGGGTATCCCCCAAGCCGTACCCCGGCAGGATCGCACCATGACCACATCAGGAAAGGTCGTAACCGTCACCCTCTCGGGTGAGCACTGGCTACGTATTGAGCGTGTACTTCACGGTGCCGCCGCTCAGCTCCACCGAACAGGCAACACCGCAGAAGCGAAGCGGTGCCAGCACACCCGCGAACTGATCCAGCACGTGATCACCCGTTGGGAGGTTGCAGAGTGAGCGGCGGCGAATGGACGACAAAGGGGCGCCAGCGAGAAGCCCGCGAACAGGAGCGCGAACAGTTGCGCCTTGAGAAGCGCCACCTGCGCGACCTGCGATGGGCTGTTGAGCGCTCCAGCATCGAGGCGAGTGATTGGGCAGATCTGCTGACCCTGCAGGCTGCCCACGGCAAGGAAGGCCCGCTCCAGCTGTGGCGGGAGCTTGTGCCCTACTGGCGAGACTGCCAGCGGATCAACGGCGGGGCTGACATACCGAAAGACCTTGTGCCACAAGGAGAGTCCGGTATCCTGGAAAATTATTCGCAGAAAATTGCGCGCGCCAAACCGGCGAGCCGTAAGGTTCCAGGCACTGCGCGTAAAAAGAGAACCGATGCCGGCAAACCTCGCGGAAAATACAAGCCTCGCTCCAGTGCCTGAGGCTTGGCTGCACTTCACCAGTCACCCGGAACTGCTTTCGTTTGAGCAGTTCCGGGCACAGAAGCGCCATCAGGCTGAGCCATACGTTTACGCGTGGCTTGGCCCTGATGGCGTTCCTTTTTACATTGGAAGCGGCGTTAAAGCTCGCGCAGTCGCCAGGACACGCTCCAGGCTACATAGGGAGATCCCAAGGCAGGATGCAATCGCGGTGCTGCCGTGCCAAAGCTTGCTCCATGCCCGGAAGCTTGAAGCGCTGCTGATCAGAAACCTGCCGGCGGAGTGGTTGGCGTTCCAAGACTATGAAAGGGCTCTGCTGGCTCCGGGCAGGCTCAAACGTGCCAAGCCTGCCTTCAGAAGGGCAGCCACTCGCAGTGATGCGGGCAAGGCGCAGCCAAGCCGTAAACGCTCCAGCTAAGACCAGTGCCGTAGCGATGAGACTCATGAGACTCACCCTGTGAATGGCTTGAATGGCCAAAAAAGGAGCCAGTGAATGGCCCCTGAATGGTCGGGTGAATGGCGCCGGCAAGTCTCAGATACGTACCAGCGGCATGAATGGCAAGTTATGTCTGTAGGCAAATTGTGTTGCATGAATGGCGTTAAACAACCTCTTGAATGACTTCTGAATGGAGTTTCTCGAAGTATTGAATGGCGCGATTCTTGAATGATTGTTCAGCGGCTTCAAGTTCTTCCCGGTTCATGTAGTGGACGTTAGGTGTTCCACAGCGGCGGGCTAAAACAATGGCTGCTCCAGCTAACTCTAAGCCGGTCATGTATTTGAGTGAAAGGCTGTAAGCGCCACACTGATCAATATATGAATGGCCGCTGGGAAGCCTGTCGTTGCAGTCGGTTTTACGTCCCACGCTGGTTTTCCAGTCAACAATGTGTAGGCCATTTCCTTTACCTTTGAGGCATAGCAAAGCGTCACAAGTTCCAGCCCATCCGCCTGGGTGATGTGAACTAAATTCGCTGGCAAAAATCTCGGTGACGTTCTCGGCGATCCAGTCAGACAAGCTGCGGGCGTAGCCAGATGCGCTCCAGCCAACTCGGGGGACATTCGGCCTTACCCGTTTGAGTGCCCACTGCGTGATGGGGGCAGGGATACGCGCCAGGCCCTGTTCGTCCCAGCGGATTGAATTGCGCTTGTTTGCAGTGGATCGTGCCAGCTGCATTGAGGTTTTGAGGAGATATTCAGCCTGTGAATGGGCCATGTTGCCTCGGGTGGCGGCAACATTGCGCTGTTGAGTGGCTTCGATTGGGCCGAGGCGGGCTTCCCAGCGCTCCAGTCCGGTTTTGTCGCTTGTCTCTTTAAGGATATGTGTAACAGAGTGGTAGATATTGTCGTTTATGTCTCGGTAGACCCGGAAGGGGCCTGAATTGTCTTGCTCCAGCCTCCATTTACGCAGTCCTGCCAGCGTGTCTTGGGTGTTGGAGGCCATCAAGTTATTCTTTCCCAAAAGGATTCTACACCATCAGGTCAAGCGGGCATCGGGTAGGCGTTTTTTCGTCAGTTCCAGGTATTCCGGGTTTAGTTCGATCCCGGTGTAGTTGCGCTCGTGCCTGACTGAGACGACACCCGTTGTTCCAGCGCCGTTAAACGGATCTAGGACGTGACCGCCAGGAGGACAGCCCGCAAGGATGCAGGGCTCGATCAGATCTGGGGGAAAAGTGGCAAAATGCGCTTCCTTGAACGGTTTTACTGTTACAGACCACACGCTACGTTTGTTTTTTGTGGTGTAACAGCGACTTCCTGATGCAGGGCCTCCGTGGGCTGTGCTACCGGGAGCTGTTCGACGTATCCCAGCGCTTTGTCGGTGATTTTTTGGGTCGGCAGGTTCTTTTATTGCGTCGTTATTGAAGTAATAGTTGGATGTTTTGCTGAGTAGAAAAATGTACTCGTGTGCTTTAGTACAGCGATCACGAACAGACTCGGGCATCGGGTTG